AGCATCTGCAAACAGAGACAACAAGTTAGAAATGGATAAGTTAGTTGAAGATGCAATGGAAGCAGCAGGTGCTACATCAGCAGCAACTATAGGCACAGCCATACATACACTAACAGAGAAGCACGACAGGGGCGAAGACCTTGGCGTGATACCAGAAGATTATGTTGCAGACATACAAGCATATGCTGATGCAACCAAACACTTTAAGAATGTATTCATTGAGCAGTTTTGTGTGCTAGATAAGTACAAGATTGCTGGCACACCTGACCGTGTAGTTGAATACAAAGGTGAGTTGTTTATCTCTGACTTAAAGACTGGTAGTATTGCTTACCCAAACAAGATTGCCATGCAGTTAGCCGTGTATGCACACGGCCTGCCGTATGACCCTGCCACGGCAGTCCGTGGGTCTTGGGGTGGTGTCAACCAAGATAAGGGAATCATCGTCCATTTACCAGCAGGTAGTGGTAAATGTGAACTGCATTTCGTTGACATCAAACAAGGATGGAAGGGTATAGAGTTAGCAATGAAAGTCCGTGCCTTCCGAGACACAAAAAAATCCCTAGTAACATCTATTCAAGGAGAATAAATGCCAAGCACCGAAGCACCAATCAGTATCACAGTTAAGACAGCAGCAGGCTCTCTCGTTACTGTTCGCGCCGAAAGCGGCGAAGAACTAGACCAAGTAGTAGCACTATCACTAGCATCACTAGCATCAGCAGTGCATGAGTTAGAAGCAGCAGTCAAGCCTACTAACACAGCAGTACCACCTAACCCACAACTTGCATCAATTGCTACATCATTTGGTGCAACAGAAGTAGCACCATTTGTTCCAGCAGCGTATGCTCATGTAACTGATGGTCAACGTGTATGCCCACACGGTATGATGACACGCATCCATGGATTAACTGGTAAGTTCGGTCCATACAAAGGTCACTTCTGTCCTGCTAAACAGGGCGACATGACTAAGTGCACTACTCAATACATCAAAGCAAATCAACCAGAATGGAATAGTTTCCAAGCCGACCAAACAAAGGCATAAATGAAAACATTACGCCGTAGTATAGGCAAACCTGAAGTGGGGGGCGAACCACTCGCCCCTCCCTTCCAAGGGTTTCAAAGAGAAGGCATGATACTTAGACGCGCAGAAGTAACTGTAATTGCAGGTACACCTGGAGCAGGCAAGTCATCTATTGCATTACATATCGCAGCAAGACTAAAACAACCTACATTATATTTCTCTGCTGATACTAATGCACATACAATGGCTATGCGTTTGCTTGCTATGAAAGCAAAAATAACACAAGCACATGCTGAGTACATGCTCAAAACAGAACCAGCCAAAGCACAAGAGTTTTTGCGAGAGTTCTCTAATCTCTATTGGTCATTCGAACCTAGCCCTACACTCAAAGATTTAGATGATGAGGTATCAGCATTTGAAACTATGTGGGGTAGAAGTCCAACACTTATTGTAGTAGATAATCTTATGGACATAGCAATAGATGGACACGAAGAGTTTGCTGGCATGCGACAAGTAATGAAAGAGTTGAAGTATCTTGCAAGAGATACTAACGCATGCGTATTAGTATTACATCATACTAAAGAAGGTGCACTAGGTTATCCATGTCAACCACGTTCAGCATTACAGGGCATGGTATCTCAGATACCAGCAATGGTACTGACAGTAGGACAAATGATGCAGGGACAAGACATATACTTGTGTGTAGCCCCTGTTAAGAATCGTTATGGTAAAGCAGACCATAGCGGTAGCACATACATATCACTATCATTTGACCCAGCATCTATGTATCTTGAAGATATAGTAAGAGACTATAGACAAATAGAAACATCTAATGGGTAGTGCAGCAAAAGCCAAAGGTTCAGGGGCAGAGCGAGATGTAGTTAAGTATCTCAAGCAATGGTTTCCCTATGTAGACAGACGTTTGGCTGGTGCTACGCTAGACAAAGGAGATATATCTGGTATCCCTGGAGTCACAATAGAGATAAAAAACCACGCCAAGATGGACTTGGCGGGATGGACAGAAGAGTTAATAGTCGAGATGACTAATGACAAAGCATGGACAGGCGTAGTGTGGCACAAGCGTAAGGGTAGGGGAAGCCCTGAAGATTGGTACTGCACTATGCCTGGCTATGTGTATGTAGATTTACTAAGGAGAGCACTTGGACAAACCAAAGATTGAAGAGTATCTTGACTACATAGGCGCCACCGTGCCTTCTATGGGCAGCGGTTGGCGCAAGATGAAGTGTCCGTTCCATTCTGATTCACATGCAAGTGCAGCAGTAAACTATGATAAAGGTGCATTCATATGTCATGGTTGTGGAGTTAAAGGTGATGTATACTCACTCATAATGTACAAAGAAGGAGTAGATTTCCGTGAGGCTATCGAGTTCGCAGCGTCAGTTCTTACTACTGGCGACACAGCAATACGCAGCAAGGCTAGAACTAGCAACAGATTATCTGTTAAGCCGTCATCTCTCGGTAGAAGAGGGCAACATCTTTCATCTGGGGGTGGTAGAAGACCCAATGCCAGGGCATGAGCCATATAAAAACAGACTGGCTATCCCATACATCACGCCATCAGGCGTAGTAGATATTAGATTCAGAGCCTTACTTCCCGAACAAGAGCCAAAGTATCTAGGTCTAGTAGGTAGCAAGACAACCATGTTTAATACACAAGCATTGTTTGCAGCAGACAGATACATATGTGTGACCGAAGGAGAGTTTGATTGCATCATGATGTCAGTCAAGATGCCACACCCAACAGTAGGTATACCAGGGGCTAACAACTGGAAGCCACACTATGTTAAACTATTAGATGACTTTGAAACCGTGATAGTACTAGCAGACGGAGACTCAGCAGGACTAGAGTTTGGCAAGAAGATAAGCAGAGAACTAGGCAATGTCAACATCATCAGTATGCCTGATGGTGAAGATGTAAACAGCATGATAATCAAGAAGGGGAGCAACTGGATACATGAGCGAATCGAACAATGTATTTCCACCACTAGATGATAGGTTCTGGGAGCATCTCAAACACTTAGAGTTCTCTATTGGTATACCAATCTCAGAGACCAAGATGCTAAACATCTTGGGAGCACTAGAAGATATATATGTAGCACTGGCTAATGACAATATAGAAGATGCAACCATGTGCCTTACAGCATTAGGTGCACTGCTAGTAGCCTCTAAGTATGACAAAGCAGATGAAGTATGGGAAGAGTTGGTAGTTAAAGAAGCAATGCATAACTTCGACAAGCACTTGAAAGAGGTAATAGATGAAGAATCTTGAAGATGCCAAAACAATCACCTTACAGTTGTTAACAATCCTTTACAGAAAGCATCAAGATTATGGCCCACTGAACATATCAGGTGCACCTGGTGGTGCTATGAATGGCCTACGAGTACGCATGTATGACAAACTTGCACGGCTTAACAACCTAGTAGATACAGGCGACACGCCGAACTACGAAAGTATCGAAGATACCTTAATTGACCTAGCAAACTATGCCATAATAGGTCTACTAGTCCAACGCGGACAGTGGGAAGGCGTACCTAATGGCGCAGCGAAGCAGACGGATAGTAGTCCTAAGTGACTTACAAATTCCGTACCAAGACAACCGAATAGTAGACGCAACACTAGCCTTTATTAGGGATTATAAACCAGACGAACTTTGGTGTGTTGGAGACGAACTAGATGCACCCGAACCTAGTCGTTGGAACAAGGGTATGGCAGGTGAATATGCAGAAACATTACAGGACAGTATAGATTTAACGCACGAAACAATGGCTAGTTACCGTAAAGCATTAGGTAACAAGCCATTTGTCATTCAACGCAGCAATCATACTGACCGCATTGATACATACATACGCAAGTATGCACCAGCATTTCAATCACTTGAATCATTAAAGATTGAAACACTACTAGGCTACGACAAGTTAGGTATCACATACCTTCATAAGATGAAGGAACTATTACCTGGTTGGGTAATGGCACACGGAGATGAAGGCGCACTTAACCGTGCACCTGGTGCTACTGCACTTAACTTAGCAAAACGATTAGGCAAATCAGTAGTGTGTGGACACACACATAGGGTTGGCTTACAACATGAGACATCAGGAATGTATGGAAAAACCAGTACTTTATACGGGTTAGAGGTCGGTCACATGATGGATATGTCACAGGCTCATTACCTAACATCAGGTTCTGCCAACTGGCAGCACGGCATAGGCATACTTGTAGAGACTAACCGTAAGGTTATTCCATTTGCAGTGCCTATCGTCAATGGTGAGGTACACATTCCCTAATGTCTTACATTGAAAACTATAATTATTTAGTACAGCAACTCGCTGCTGAATATGCTAAACGCTATACTATGGTAGAGCGTGATGACATAGCACAGGAGATGTGGGTATGGTTTGTCGGTCATCCCCATAAGTACAACGAGTGGTCAGCACTAGACCAAAAAGATTGCGACAAGGTAATAGCAAAGTCATTACGTAATGCATCTCTTAAGTTTTGTGAACGAGAGAAAGCAAAACATAGTGGCTATCAATCATCTGACTTATATTATTATGATGCCTCAGTAATAGAAGCGTTTTTACCTTCTATCATTGGCAAATCATATGAAATGCCAAGCAAAATACAAGACCTAAATGCCAACTCTGGCAGTAGTGTTCTTAGTGAAGGCAACAACTGGCTAACACTAAGAGCAGATATAGAGAAGGCTTATGACAAACTTAGCGAAGCCAAACAGAATGTACTACGCCTACGCTTTAGCGTAGAACAACCTGACTGGACAGACTTAAGTAAAGATATGGATAGCACACCAGATGGTGCGCGTATGAAAGTACAACGAGCAGTCAACTCTATTATTAAAATACTAGGTGGCTGGAAACCATACCGAGACAATGACACAACAAATGTTTGACCTTACAGGTGAACCTACCTTTGCCTGCATATGCGGTTGTAAAATGTTTAAGGTTACGGTAATGTGGGATAAAGAAACCAGAGCAGTTGGCTGGTATGATTTAAAACAAGAATGCATTGAGTGCGGTACATTAACTACCGCACCAACAGAGATAGATGGAGATGACTGTGCCTAACTACGACTATAAGTGCGACT